GTTGAACCTGTCGGGCCAGTAACACCTTGCGACCCAGTAGAACCAGTCGGCCCAGTAGGACCAGTCGCGCCCTGCGGACCAGAGTTACCCGTAGTAACCACCGAAATAACAGCATCAACCGTCGTCGCAGACGTAGCCGGAATAACAACCGAACCAACAGATTCAGTAGTGCGCGTAACCGCAATCAAATAAGTAGCTAAAGAAGTACCGCCACGATTGACCGTGATAAGGGTCGTAGCCATCGTTACCTAGTTACGTCAGCGAGAACCGTGACATTACCAGAAAGAATCGTAGAAATAGTCCCCGAAGCATTTTCCTGCAAATCCCAAAAATACAATCCAGCCGACAATGCAGCCGATGAAGTCGCGCTCAAAACACAAGTAACTTGACCCGCAGCAGCGTTAGTGACAGTGCAAGTAAACGAAGCCTTGATAGTTGTCGAGTCCTGCTGGCTACGAATCTGAGACAAATACGTACGGCCCGTGATGTCAACAGCTGTAGACCCGTCAGTCGTAATAGTTACGATGAGGGTTTCAGTATCACCACGAGTAATGGTTAGGTCTTGGTCAGCAGGTTGAGCCATACACCACCGATAATAGCATTAAACGACATAGCCCGCATCTGTCAACACATCATGGACATTCTCAGAAACAACATAGATTTGCCCTGGTTGGAAACTGTACGACTCGTTACCGATGTCTGCTTTGACTTTGCGGTTCACTTGGATTTCAACCTTCACATCAGGCAATACCCAGTCAGTGTCATCTAGGAGGGTGCCTTCAGGAATTAGGGATAACAGTTTGCGGGTGGCGTTAGACCATGAGAAGGCTTTGGTTTCAGGGATACGAGAAATAGCAACCTGCCTAATGGTGCCACGATTTTGATATGCCTCCATCATCAACTCCTCCAGAATCTTCTGGTTAGGTTCATCCCACAGCCCTGTTGTCTCCGCTTTAGATTTACCGCATGGAACCACCCCAAATGCGAGATGAGCGAACTGGGCTTGTCCTGTGCTGTCTGACACGATTGTAGGGATACCACTAGCAATAGCCTGCAACGGCATAAGCCCGAACCCTTCGCCACGGGTCGGAGCCACAAAACAATCAGCCTTGTTGTACCAGTCACGTTGCTCGATGGGACTCATCCAAGTCCTGTCAAGAAACACTTTGTCGCCAAGGTTCCGGCTAGGGACATCCTTAGCATGAGGGGCAGCTTTGATATGCAGTTCAGCATCAGGAAGTTTCAAAGCATTAAAAGCTTTAACTAAAACATCTAGCCCTTTGCGATGCCATAGTGACCCGCCACCTTGGAAACGAAACACCCCATCATTCTTAGTACCCATCGGATACCAAAACTTATGGTTAACCCCTAACGGACAATACGAAACATCATTATGAAACTCACTAAACAATTCCACGTTATGTTCACAAGGAACAATCACCTGGTCAAACTGGCCCAGCCAACGCCGGAAGTTAGATGGCAATGTATCGGTTTCCCACATAGAAAACAAAACCCGATGCTGACCCTCAAACCAACCCTTACAAGCATACGGAACCTGCATGTGGACACTCACAGATGCACGGTCAACCAACGTCACAGATTTAGGCAGTGAATCCTTAAACCCTTGAAGCATCGAACCATACCCCAACTTAGGGTCATTAAACCCCACCCAAGATTGATAGTTCACAACGGCGCGGGAGTGCCTTCAATTTGATGCCGAGAAGTCGCCAACTGCTCAACAGCGTGGCACCCATCAATCGTTTTAGGTTGCAAACCTTCCTTGCGGAGACGCTTATAAGCAGGCATATCCTTATCCCAGTTCTTAGCCCGCTGATTAATCTCAGCAACCGATTCACCCTTAGTGGTAGTGGAGTTAACCCCCATCTGCACACCAGCAACCCTGCACCCAAAACAACCCTCAACATCCAAATCAGGATGAGTCTCTCTATGCTTCAATGTAATCCCCATATCCAGCAGCTCGAAGGTCTGCTTCCTCTTGTGCATCAATAATATGAACATGACCACCATGGTATGTAAAAGCAACATCTTCTTGCTCTGCCGGTTGGTACTCAGTAAAAGAACCATCGTTCAATTTGAACACGTTACGACCACGACGACCTGGCCTTAACACGGCAAGGATGCCACGCTCCCCTGGTAATGCCCAGTTTACGTAGTTATCTGTGGGCGGTTTGAAAGTTGTCATAACTAGAGAATAACAAAAGCCCCCACCTTTCGGCAGGGGCTTCCGTTAATTCCTTGTCGGAAATGATTAGGCGTTTGTACCAATGCTTGAAGCTGATTCGATGCGACGCAGGGCTTCCTGACGGAATACTGCGTAACCAACGAAGTGCTTCCAACCGACTGGGCGGAAACGCTGCAAGAGGTCTGTAACTGTTCCGTACACGATTGTTGGCTGTGAACCGTACTCGCCACCCATAGAAACAGCCTTGGCAAGAGCCTGCTGTCCCATGATGAGGGTACCGTAAACGTCAATGGTTCCTGATGCACCGGAGTTGTTTGATGCGTCTGCGAACAGAGGAGCGCGAGCTGCCTCCATGAAGCGTACGCCTTCAAACATACCAATTTCACCGTTGTAAAGAGGCATTGCGTTGGTGTACTTGTATGAGTCACGCCAACCTGATGCGTCTGTAATACCACGAAGGTCGTACGAAACGTCTGGGTGGATGAATCCAACATAGTTACCACCGATTGTTGGCACGTTTGCTGTACGCAACTGGGCCACTGCACGGCGAACATCCTTAGCGGTAAGGGTGTCATCAGTGTTGATGGTTGTACGGCTAGATGGGGCTACTGCACCACCTGTTGCATAAATGACGTTTGTTCCAGCCTGGATAGCGTTACGAGCGATGGTGTCGATTGACAAACCAGCGTTGTAACCAACAGCGTTAGCGGCTACTGGGTCTACAGGGAGGAATGAAGAAGCACGGAGCTTGGCGGTTGTTACCGTTGCGTTACCGTATTCTTCAAGGGTCACAGTAACTTGGCTGTCGCTCATTGCGACTGGGGTTACATCTTCTGCTTCACCAAGAGCAGTGGTTGCTGCTGCAAGGTCTGCGAAGACTGTGAACTTGACGGATGCACCTGGGTTAGTTGCGTTTGTTGCTTGAACATCTGCGAACTGGTCGAAGTACATTTCTGGGCGAAGGGCAAAATATGCCAACTTCTCAAAGGCAACCTGGTCAACGTTGAGGTTGGAGGTGCCTGTTTCTGCTGCGTAGTAATCAGCCATTTGGGTTTTTCCTTAAATTTTAGAGGGGGTTTGGGTTATCCAAGGTTGACACCTTGGGCTTGTGCCTCTGCAAAAATGTCGGAAATTTCTTCTGCTGACTGAGCATCCCTGATTCGTTTAACCCATGATGGTCCTTCAGATGCAGTTTCGGCTCCGGCAGCAATCCTATTGGACTGCTTCCATGCTGCCTGGTCTGGGTCTTCCTGAACAGTTTGGGGTGTAATCAGTTGTGCTTCTTCTGCGGCCCGCCTAATGGCATCTGGAGTTAAGTCGCCATCGTAGCCTTTAACGAAATACTTGGCTTGTGGAGAAGCAGGGTCTATACCCGCTTTTACAAAAGCTAGTTCACGTTGGCTGGCTGAGAATTCCGCAACTTGTTTGCGTAACTCTTTGGCTTCCTTTTCCAGTTGTTTCATCCTTGCACGAACTGGGTTCGTTTCAGATGCTGGCTGGTCGTAGTCGTCTTCGTTGAAATCATCTTCAAAATTTGACATATGGCACTCTCCTTGGTCCACATCACACCGGAGGGTTGTGATGGCTACATATTTTTTACACCCCGTTTTGCGCTGATAACTCAGGGGGTGGTTATCAGGTTCTCCCATCGGGATACGTTTTTACATTAGCACATTTTATTGGCCGACGGTGCCTAGCCCTGTGGTGCCTGTTTGTGCTCCTGCGAAACCGCCACCTTGCTCGAAGGTTGCTTGGCGTTTGCGTCGGCGTGTGGCGATGCGTTGCGCTGCGGCTTGATTGGTTCCGAAGGTTCCAGCGATTTGTTCTTGCTGAGTTAATGCTGTTTCACCTTGAAGGTCCATGCCTAATAGTTCTTGTGTTGCACCGATTTGTTGGAAACCTTGTTGGGCTTGTCCACGGGTGATGCCTTCGGTGGCAAGTCCTTCGGCGGTTGCCACGTCAAGAGTGAACCCTGCTTGGCGACGGGCTTCAGAAGCGACCTGTGCGGCTTGCGCTTTCTTGATTGCGTCTGACTGGTTGAAGCGGGTCGGGTCAATAAAGAACGCAGCAATGTCACCATCAGACAATCCGTAGAGTTGTTTCAGTTCTGCCTTGGTACCTGGCTCTGCCTGCATGACTGCGTTATACCCTTGGGATACACGGGCATTTAATTCATCTGGTGAAACATCTCTACCAATGAAATTGTTGAAGTCTTCTTGCTTGTCATAAAAACCCTGGGGGAGACTGTTCGCTCTGAGAGTTGTCTTAAATGCGTTTTCTAAACCAATAATTTCATCTTCGCTTTTAGGGGTGTACCCGTTAGCAATACGGTATTCGTTTGCTTTGAAACGTGTCTTGTATGCCTCTGTTCCTCTAACCGCAATCAAAGCAAGTTGTTGGCCGTATTGACCGTTGAATTGTTCAGGGTCGTCGAGCAGTGCAGCGTCAAGTATTTTGACAATCTCTGGCGAGTTAAGGCCGTAAGCAGATAGGAAAGTTTTGATAATTTCGTCAGCATCCATTACAGTGTCTTTCCAAATCCAGATGCCAAAGTTAAGGCAAGGTTACGATAGGCGTTTTTAGCTCCGTCAGTCTTTTTCCATTCAGGTAGCGACCTGAGATGGCGGTTCCATTCTGAAGAATCCATAGTGCGATACTCGTTTGTTTTGGGGTCTTGATAATTCAAAGCCTTACCCCATTTGTCTTGTGTCCAATCAATAGTTGACGGGTCAATACCAAGAACATTCTGTGCAGCATTTGAATACATAGTGACTGCTTCTTTTACTGTCTGGTCTTTTTCAATTTGCGGAGCCAGTGAACGGTACTGTTGCGAGGCTTGAAGTTTCATCAGGTCAGTAAACTGTGTCTCAGTTTTTGAGCCTTTAAGAATTTCTTGTGTCCACATGTCAAGCATTGCAGGGTCAACCTTTTGTGCGTAGTCATCAGCTGACGCTCGAAGTCCTGCGGCTACCGTTCCTTGACGCAACGCGGCGACACCTTGCGCTCCGCCTTGGGCTGTGGCAATAGCTTCAGAACCAATAGAGTTCAGCAACTGCTGGTCGGACCATCCAAATTTGATTTTGTTTTCAGTCAACATACGTAATGTGCTGTCGGCAAGGACAACACCGGAACCTGCTTTAAGGCTTAATGCACGGGTGTCTTCAATACCTTTTATGATGTCGGCTTCAAGTGTTGCAGGGTCGGTAGATTTTTTGATATTGAATTGACGGGTTGCTGATTCTGTTGTGCGGAACCAGTTGGTGTTTTGTAGGCGGGATGTAAGTTTTACTTCGTCGTTGTACCAGCCTTCTTTGACGGACAGGTCAATAACTTTTTTAACTTCTGGGTTGTCGTTGTATACATCCCACATGGAACCAAATTCGTCTTGGATTATTTGTTGCCATTTGGAGCCGCCAACTTTGACTTTTTTACCGTCAAAAAGAACTTCACCTTTTCCAAGTCCACCTCCGGTACCGCCGCCACCTGCACCACCACCGCCACCGCCGCCGAGGGGTGGTTTAGGGGCGGTTGCCCCCATGCCAGAACGACCAGAAGCATCAACACGTTTAGTTGCAGGAGCCTTACCTGTAACAGTTTTAGAAACAAGAGCAACCTTTGAAACAGGAGCAGTACCTTTACGGGCAGAAGTAGCAATCTCAATAGGGGCTTCTTGACCAGTTTTAATTGCATCAATTTCAACAACACGTGCCGAAAGAGTAGGTTCATCAGTAACAAGTTTTTTGTTTGTATAAACAAGTTCGCCAGATTTAGTTCTACGAGTGGTGTATTCGGTTGTATCTTTTTCGGCAAAACCATTTGCCAAAACAACAGCCCTGTCAGTATTAGCCTGAACCTTTTTAGGGTCAACGTCTTTAACGGTTTTGACATACTTAGGGCCAATGCCGGTGCGAAGCCATGAAGTAGCAATTTCAAGAACACTAGGGTTTTTGATTACTGTTTCTATTGACTTTATGTTTTCATTGTTTTCAACAAAGGTTTGGACATTTCGCCAGGCTTTAAGGTTTTCAATAGAAGATTCGTAGTCTGTAACTTTTATTGCTATAGCCGCATCAACAAGTTTTTTGTATTCAGCACCAAGAGCCAGCGACTGTTTAGTAGAAGCAGCAGATGTTTTTAATGATTTACTAAGCTGGCTTGTAAGATTTTTTTCTGTTGTTTCAGTTGCAGAAATAGCGGCATCAAGGTCTGATTGGCCAAGGACTTTACCTTCAAATTCGTAGCCACGTTTTTCTGAGTTGTAACTAAGTGCTTCAAGTTTTTTGCGTCTATCTTGAAGGGCTTGTATTTTGTTTTTGTATTCTTGTGGGGTAAGCAATTCAGCCATTACAATTTTCCTAACACTTTGGAGACATTGCTGATAGCAGACAAGTATTTTGTTGCGTCTGATTCTGCGCCGTACTTTTGTTCGATACGTGATTTGAAGAAGGTGTCAGCTGATGGTGCGGTGGTTGTTGCTGTGCCGTTGGCTACAGACTGGTATGAACTAACAAGGTTTTGCACAGCATTGTCATCTAGCTTGCGACCCATAACAGTGAGGGCTGTGCGTTGCAATACTTCTGTAAGGTCAATAGGGGATGGAACTTTGTTTGCACCACTTGACCCAAGAACAAGGTCTGGACCTTTACTTATTTGGGTGAGAGCTGATTCCCAGTCAAGTCCTTTGGCTACAGCTACTTGATAAAAGTTTTGGAAAACATTAAGGTCGGTTGGGCTGAAACCGTTTCCTCTGTCCGAGGAGCCGTACCAGCCTTTGCGTTTAAGGGTTTCTTGAACTTGCTTTAATTTAGTGTCGTCAAGCCCAGCAAGGATTTCACGTACTTTTTGGCTACTAATTTCGGTAGACGAAGAACCACCAACAAGTGCTTTGGCACCGGCAAGGGCTGCTCCAAGGTCAGCAGATGCGGGGCCAGCAGTTGGTGTTGGGTTTGGGGTATTGCTCATTGTTCAACCTCTTTGGATAGCAACCTATCGTACACCCGTGAGAACTCAGGGTATTTCTCTGTAAGCGCACGAGCGTATGAAGCGAGATAGTCACGCAAGTCAACGGCACTGTTTGATGCTAAAGATTTGAACCCGCGGTTTTGTGCTTGGATAAGTAACTCGTCACGAACTTGTCCGTATGCTCGAACAGCCATAGCTACATTGTTGTTGTCCAGGTCTGGGCGTTGTGCCGCTTTGACAAGTTGTTCAATTTGTTTTGGTACTTTGTTTGGGTCATAAACCATTTGGGCGTACCCAGGATATTTGGCGTTTAACGCTTGGCGGTATTGGGACATGTACTCACGTTGACCTGCATCCAAAGAATCAGGGAATTGCGCTCGAAGAGTACGGTAGTAAGCCATACCAATGGTCGCTTCGGCTGATGCAAGCATTTCTTCAGGGCTTAACTTGACACGTTTGCCACCAGCCAACTGGCGTTGGTACACAGTCTGGTCAAACTCTGTTCCTACAGGACCAAAGAATCCGGCAACATCACGAAACTGATTAAATAACCCTTTGTTTGTGCGTTCAAAATCACCGAATTGTTTAGAGGCATCAAGGCCGCCATACAATGATTTGGTTTTGTTACCCATGTAGGTGAAAGCATCTTCGCCAAATACGTCAATAAAGTTGATGACTGCGGTATCGTAATCTTTGGTTTGCATTTCACGGAACGCCTGGGCAAGCACCGACGTGTATACGTCTATGCCTTTGGTTTGTACTTTAGGGTCGTACGAGCCTGATGCTGGACCAGTGAATTGTGTTATGCCACGAAGAATGGAAAGATATCTAGCTTTGTCTTTAGCGTCATTCATTAACCGTTCACGGTCATTTGAGTCTGAAGTATTGTATTTTCCTGTTGCCGATAATGCCTGCATGGTTTCAACAACAGTGTTCATAAACATGGTTGAACCTTCGTTACCTGTCATACCGTCAATAATTTTGGTAATCCAAGTAGGTATCAAGGCTTGGTTTAATGAACCTCGTTCGCCAAACGGAAGAAGGATACTGCGAATGGTGTCGGTAGAAGGAGAGTCAGGAAGGATTTTGGATACAGCAAAAGTAGCCATAGGACCCAACCCTGGTTTCCAGTCAAGACCCTGGCCAATACCTTTAACTGAAGCATTGATAGGCATGTCAACACCAAATAGTGCTTTAGTTAAATGCCCTGACAATGGGAAGGTAAAAGACCACTGACCTGATTGTGGGTCCTTATATACAAAGCCGCGACCATTCTGGTCTGGGTCGGCATTGGTTACACCATTAGCAACCAACTGTGCTTTACGCAGTACATTCACGTCGGGGATAATGCTTGGACCGCCGGCACTGACAGGGTTGAACGCAAGTCTGCCCATACGGCCCATGAACTCTGACCATTGCTGTGCGAATGGCGAAATGATACGCATAGCGTCAACACCGTTGCGTCGGTCTACCGCGTTGTAAAACATTTTCATTGTGTCATCAACAGCCTGACCTGATGCAAATGCGTTTAGTTCGGCAGCGTTAATAGTGCCGTATGATTTGATTTTGCCTGACTGCAAATCTTTAAGTTTTTGCCATGTTTCTTTACCAACCATAAGTTCTGGTCGTTTTCCTGAATCTACAGAACGGGCTGTAATGTCAGAAATTATTTCGTCAATAGAATTTTTATCTAAAGAAGCTGACAGTTTGTTTACCCAGTCATAGTAAAGTTCACGGAAAACTGGTGAGCGTTCAAGTTTTGCAATTGGTGCGTTGTATAAATGTCCGTGAAAGTAATCTGTCAATCGGTTCATTGATTCTCTTAACCCGTATGCTTCTGGGGTTTTAGGGTCAATCACTTCACCCATGACACGCTTGGGCATATTGACATCGTTGTAGATTGAATCACTTGAAAGATGCTTAATCAAGTCAGGTGTATTTTCTCCACCATTAAATGCGTATGGCTCAATAGTTACCTTGCCAGTTACTTGGTCAATAGAAATAATTTCACCTTCGGCAAGGCGTTTCTTGCCTGCTTTGTATGTGACTCGTTCCCCAACAGCAACATCTCCTTTAGCAATAAATTCGCTACTTATTTCAATTGGCCTTGTGCGACCACGTGCAATTACATCAAGCAGTTCTGGATGTTGACCAGTTATATAGTCGATACGACCTTGCACTTCTTTGATGTGGGCAAAAAGGTTTTGGTCGTCAGTTAAATCAATTTTGTCTTTAACCCAAGTGTTTGTACCACGGTTGTATGTTTGGCGGCCATCTTTATAGTATTGACGCATTTGGTCAAACCACTTGTTTGCATCTTCGTCGCCACGTTTAATCATGTCAAGAATGTCTTGTGGGGTTACGTCACCATTTCTTTTGTTGGCAAGAGTTCGAGCGAGCCAGTCGCCGTTTAGTTTTCCTATTTCGTCGCCATGGCCACGTACAACGTCAGTTACTTTGTCAATACCTCTAGTGCGTGGGGTGAACGTTCCAAGTCTTTTACCTTTGCGCCATACTTCTACAGGGTCTTTATAACGTGAGTTCAATGCTTCAGTAGCAATAAACTTGAATCCTTCTTGTGCATCAGATAGTTGGTTTACTGATACTTCAGCATCGAAGTTACGCCCAAACAAATCTGTTATTTTAAGTCTGTTTGTTGTTAGCGACAAGTATTCAAAAGGGTGACGGATAATGCTGCTAACCCGTTTTCCTGACAAGGCAATCATCGCTTGTGAGTCAACTGTATTTCGTACAAAGTTACCCATAGTAAGAGTAACTATTGGTCGCCATACTTCTTCTTGCATGGAAACAATGGCTGAAAATGGTGCGCGTAACGTACCGGCCCGCATAAGGTTGTCAAGGTTGGGGTCGCCTTCAACACCTTTTTTAGCTATAACCCAGTTAATAGGTTTAGAAGCTGTCAGTCTTCTGATTTGGCGAATGTCAGGAATGTAGTAATCATTCATTGCCATTTCGGAAGTTAAACCAGGTCCAGCGTAAGTGATGTCTGTACCATTGGCAAGACCTTGACCATGGATTTGGTTATACATTCCCCAGTCGTTTATGTTTCCTGCTTCGTCAATTGTAAACATTGATTGGCTGTCACGGAGTTTTTGGTTTCCATCAAAAATAGCGTCAACAATTTCACGGGGTACTGATTCTTTTACTAATTCAATGTCGGCAGTTTTGGCGGCTTTATCAATTGCTTTGATATATGCAGCTTCACCATTTTTGGTTGTTACTCGTTGTCCAACTTCAAATTTGTTACTAATGTTTGCGCCGTATTTATTTAAGTCAGAAAGATTAGTTGTTGCTGTTCCAAGTATTTCATCACCTGTTGAAGAACGGCGCATAATTTCATCAAATCTCTGGGTAAAGCGTTCAATCTTGTTTGGGTTTTTTGAGATGATTAACTCTGCTGCTTCATTGACAAGGTTGCGTGATACATCTCTGTCAACAAGGGCAAGTTTTAACATGCGGTCAATAGTGTCAAGGTGTTTAATTTGGTCAGCAGGACTTTCTGCTTTCATCAAGTTAAAGTTTCGTGTAGGCATTTTTGCGTATGCACGAGAAATTTTGTCACCCAAAGGAAGGGTGTTTAGCCATTGGTCGCGTCGAGCAAGCGAAGCATAAATCTTTTTACCGCCAGTGATGTCGCCGGTATCTACAAGACCTTTGTGTGTTCCGAGTTGGTCAAGAAGCATAAGGCGAATTTTGTTTGGGTCTGACTCTTTAGCCATAGACATAGCAAGTTCAGGTTCAATCTTGCGACCCCACAAATCCCAAACACCAAGAAAGTCGTTGGTTTCAGAAGTGCGCTCAATAACACGTTGGGAACTTGCTGTACCAAACCAACGGTTAGCTTGTTCAAAATCTACTTGACGACCAACAAGAATACCAGCACGGGCATCTTCAATTTCTTTAGCAGTTAACTTTGTTGCGTTAATGGCTGTTGAGCCTTTGCCAACGGATTGCAAAACTTTTGCTGCACCCGCAACAAGTTCTCCACCTTTTCCTACTTCTTCAGCTGCAAGGATTGCTTTACGGGCTTGACCTGCACCTGGAACAGTAGGGATTGCTAATGCTGTTGCAGCATCAAAAGCTCCGGACATGAGGTTGAAAGCCATTGTGTCTGGCGTAAAAACTGTAGAGGCAAGTCCACGGCCAATAGTCCACGCATGTCCACCGATAGTTCCACGGTATCTACGTGCGCGTTCTGCTTGAAGTTCACGGGCTTTGCCACCCAGAAAGAAACCTGAACCAGCTTCGGTGTCGTTAGCAATAAGCGAACCAAGGTCGGTAGAAATAAACCAACCGTCAATATCTCCGTTGTTATCAAATGCTTGTGCTAAACCACCCTGAACAAAATCCAATGGAAGGTTCAATGCTGCAAAACCGTATCGTGTACCAGTTTTTGCTTTGTCCATTACATTGCGTTCAAACCAAGATTTTTCTTTTTTAGGTTGAGTAGAATTAACTAACGCTGCGGATGTTCCGTGAGGATAAATCTTGTCAATAGTTTCGTTAGACATCCCTGATTTAGCCATAGCAAGTTTCACGCCAAGACCTAACCCTGGATATACCTTGTGGATTTCGCCTAGACGTGACGCAATCTGTGGGGTTGCTTGTGATTTGAACTGTTCAACTTTGGTGTTCTCTGCTTGGAGAGTGTCAAAAATAACGTTATCTACAGCAAAGCTATTTGTTTTAGTCACTATGAACCTTCATTAAGCATTGCAGATAACAAGTTAGCTAAATCGTCATTAGGGAATTGACGATACAAAACTTTTAGTTCTTCAATAGCGTCATTAAATCCAGGGGCGACAATAGGAATTCCTGCTTGTGCCATGTTTGGACCAAGACCAAAATCTGCTCCGGCAGTAATTGGTTCGGTAGGGCGTTCCGTCATACGGTCTAGTGACCCCATCGAGCCAGGTGCGATACCTTGTGGCATCATTGAAGCAGGTGATGCACCCATAGGTACAGCCTGTTGAGCAGCCATTTGTTTCCCTGCTTCACCATATGCTTGGCCTTTAGCTGCTGTTGCAGCAATCTTTGCCGCAGGATTTTGCAAGTCGGTACGGTTTGAATAGTCAGACATTAAGCCCCCAATTGATTAGCAAGTGACATTACACCGCCAGGTGATTGTGGTTGTGCCGCAGCACCCGCACCCCCACCAAGACGACCAAGAAGGTCGTTAAGTTGTGGCGGTCCGGCAGGTCCACCAATTCCTGCTTCCATGCCCATTCCAGGTGCAGACAAACCAGGTTGTGCTTCTGGAGAACCAGCAGGTACTTGTGCAGCTTGACGTTCTTGTGCGCGTTTCTGTGCAGCCATGATTGCTTCGGAAAGACTCATCTTGTTTGATTGTACTTGTGTAGCAATATATGCAAGGTCATCAGGTTGGTACGGACCGTTAGGGTCTGCTGCTTGTGTCTGAATAGAAGACAACAATGCCGCTTCAATACCTTCAGAAACAAGACGGTCCTTCTCTAGTTCTGGGTCTGAGATGAGAGGGTCTGCTTCACGGGCTGATTCTTTAGACATAAGCCCAGTACCAAGACGCTGACCTAAACCAACAATAAGACTGTTGACATCTGAACCTGCTGCGGAGTACGCAACATAGTGGAAGTCTGTTTCCCATAGTTTGTTTGGTGTGTAATCTTTGATTCCGCCACCCATGCCTGGCATGAAGAATGACTTGCCGGTGTTGCCCCAATAGGTTTTTTCTATTGAGATAGCAATTTTGTCTTCTTCAATCATGGATGACGAGAAGATTTCTTGTGCTTCTTGCACTCGGAAGTCAACAGTGGCTGCAAGGATTGAATCTCCACGGCGACCTGTACGGATGTTGGTGCCTGATTCTCCACCGAACTCGGCAGGGATGGCACCTTCGAGGCGTTCTTGGCGTTCAAGACGGTCTAGTGCAACGTCTGTTTTGTAGCCAGGGTTTGACTGCAACTGTTGAATGTCGCCACCCTTTACAACACCTAACTGTCCTGATTTACCTTCAGCGATTTGGATAATCTCTGGGTTTTCACCAGGGCGAGCTACAAGGTATTCATCTGGGAAGATGCCACGCTCGATAGCAATTTCAGTGAGGGCTTGCAATCTTGCACGGGTGTAATACATACCGAGAAGACCATCAAATTGTCCGTGTGCTTTATCAAGGGTGATTCGTTGCGGAACAATTACAAGTGGCATACCAGTGCGGTTAACAATGCGGGATAGTTCTACAGCTGGTGAACCATAATACGCACTACCACTAATAGGGTCGCGTTCTTTTTCGTAGCCCATAACAAGAGTTACTACTTCGTCTGCTGATACATATTCAAGAATTGTGAACATGTCATCTTGTTGTGGTTTACCCACACGAAGGGTGCCATCTACTGCGTAACCAAAGTTTTGTGTCAACCATTGGTAAGTACGACTGTACGAAAAGATACAATCCATTGGTACTGGGTTGTCAAGGTCTGCTGATGGTGCAGGGAAGGTATCTAGTGGGTTGCGTAACTGCCACTCTGGGATGAGTTTGTCAAAGTTAGGCTTGATATAGATAGGTGAGTTGCTGTATGCAAGAAGGTGACGCGCACGTCGACGCATCTTCATGTTCATGCGGTTCTGGTCCCAAATGGAAAGCATTGCCCGTTTACGGTCACGAGCCAATTTCATACTGCGGTCTTGACCTTCACGCAACGCAGGGAAATAAGGCACCGGCATCGTCGAAGATACACGCATAGCCATCTGGTCTAGTCCTTGTACCAGCAGGTTTGCAACGGAAGATTTAGTGTTACGGTCCAATTCGTTCAACGGAACAACCACGTCACCATTGGCAAGTTGACGGACTTGGCGCATTTGTGAAAGGACAGGACCTTGTGCTGTTACACGTTGGCGGTAAAGGTCAACTATTTCTTCGATTGATTTCATGCAGGACCTTTAGTGTGACTCAAACAATATAACGATAACACACGATTCACGAGTTAAGCCACGAAGGCCGCCATTGTCGAGGTGGAAGTTTGGCTCCAGACAAGTTAGGGATATTCAAGACAGCCATCCATATTGACATCACGATGTCAGTGCCACTCTTTTTGTCGGTAGTCCACGAAGTTAACTCCCCAACAGCTGCCATAGTTTTCCAAGTTATACGGTTATTCGGTAAACGTATATTGCCTGTCCTGAAAATCTGGGGAAGTAACGCTTCAACACCTAGTTTCTCATCCAGTTTGTTACGGCTAGTGGTGTGAGGAAGGATGTTGACCATGTTGCGGGATGCCCATTTGCGTACAAAGTCATGCTGTAGAAGGAACCGTTGTGCGGCGTTGATTTCTACAATCCAATGGGATATTGGGTAGCCCATACGGAACGAACGTTCTTGCCATTCATCCATAATGCCGGAATAGTCACCTGTTGTGGTGTTGTATCCCAGTAGTTCTTCAGCGGTGAGTTTGCAACGCTCGATATCCACTACGTGATACAGGTTTAGTTCTGGTTGGTACAGCATCCATGTTAAAGCCCAGAACTTTGTGGGGGAAGGGTCGATAGATACTACGGATAGTACGGGTGGGGCTAGTCCTGCGGGGATTTGCCCGTGGTTACGGTTGTCGTCAATACATCCAGGGTATGTAACCCCGTCATCTCCTTGGCCGCCGTATATCCAAGTCTTAGATATGAGGTACCCGTCTAGTTCTAGTTCTTCTTGCTGATAGACAACACGGAAAATGTCGGGTTTGGAGTGCCTAATAAACGATAGGTCTTTCCAAGGTAAACGTTTTGGGTCTAGAAGTGGCCCGTCAGGGTAGGCGGGGGAGTCAAAACGGCGGGATTCTTTGCCGGTGTCTAGTTCTGGGTAGTACGCCTGATACACAATGTGGCGGTACTTGGATGATTTGAGGGGTTCCATAGCGTCAACCTGTTCAGGTGTCTCGATATCTGACCCGTCGTAATCTTCATCTAGGTCGTCATACGAAACTTTGGCTAGACAATGGGCGTACAAGTCGCCGGAGCCTAGACGCTGGCCGATAACACAGAGCAAACCACCTGGGTCTACACGGGCTTCAGCCACGCCATCCCAGCGTTCCAGTAGTTTGTCTCGTGAAGCTGATTCACGGGTGTTGTCGGGTGAGGCTACGTCGTCAAAAAGGCATAGGTCGGCGCGGTGTCCAATGAATTCTGCTTCGATACCGTAGGCGCGTACGGTTGGTTCTTTGTTGTCCAACCCGTTGCCACCGATTTGTTCCACAACAAACTCGTCTGCCCTCCATAACGCTCCTTTATCTGTCGGTCTGAACCTGCCATAGTCAATACTGAGGCAACCCAAAGCATCCTGTGCCAATCCTTTCTTGACAAGCATCGGGTCAGGAAGCATAGGCATAGGTCGTTCAAGGGTTTCACGGATACGGCGGGAGTACAGCTTCGCCATGTTCTGAGATACAGAACCAATCATTATTCGGATGTCTCGTTTACGGCAGATAGCCCACACCGCAACATCATGGAACAAGGTGGATTTACCAGCACCAGGGGGAACGTTAATTACTACGAATTCTTTTTCTTCTGATTCAAGCCATTCAACAATTTTTAGGGCCGCATCCACCTGCCAAGGTGAAGGTACACGACCAAGGTAATACTCACGGAAAAACCCAAAGTCTTCCAACCCTCGTAGGGCTTCTTCACATAACTGGTCATGCGGGATAGCCGACGGTAAATCAATGGCTTCCATGAAAGCGTTGTACGAGTCGTTTTGTACGCCCCCACCACGGGCGGTTGACTTGTTACCTTTAAGGGTTTCAAGGTCATGGGATGCTTGTAAGGCTTTGGCTTTTGACAGCCATTTAGAACCTGTGTTGATGTGGATACCAGCAACACGGGAAGCATCCCCAATGGTTTTACCGGAGGAAATAGCAGCAAAGAATTTAGCTTTGTCTGCTGGAGAGACAACTCGTTTTGTACCCATCGGGTTTTACACTACCACTTGACTTTGTTTGCCCAATATGCGGCAGACATTTTACCTTTAGCAATGTTAGAAGCATGACGGTCTTTGAACGCTTTGTTACGGGCAGAACCTTCCGGTGAACCCTTAACACCTTGCTGACCGAACCGAATCGTTTTCACTTGGTTGCCTACTTTGGCTACAACCACGTGAGATTTAGTCGGATGGCTAGGAGTGGCTTTGGGTTTGTTATACCCAGTGACACCTGCCCGTTTAAGGCGGGAATCTTCAGGCATTACTTCATCTTTTTTTTAGGAGCCGAAACCATCTTCTTGCCGGACTTCTTAGCTGCCATCTTGGCATCCTTCATTCCAGCTGCTGTGTATGGGAACTTCTTTTTTCCTACTTGTGGCATGTTACTTTCCTTTTTTCATTCGGGATGCCGCCATGTTATCAACAAGATTAGGGTAAGGCCGACCAGCCTTCTTAGCCCGCGCCTTCGCTGAAGCCTTCTGAGAAGACGTTAATGGTGTCGATTTCTTTTTCGGGTTTTCTTTTTCCCAAACAGGTTTTTGTTTCATGCGGAAACACTAACACCACCTGCTATGCTGTTGTCAACTTCACAAGACCTCCTCGATGGGATATCGACAAGGCAGGCATGGCTGTATCACTGTTGCATGTGACGGGGCATTTCACACCAGGGAACTGGGGTAGACGAAACCTGCAATCAAGAACATCTGAAAAAGATGGTTGTTCCCCTATTGTGTCAGAGTTTCGAGCAGCGTAACAAACGTCATCTTGTTAAACATTCCGGTGTCGGCTAAAAGAATTTGGCTACGGCGACCGTGGTATCAGTTTGGTATCTAAACCGTGGGGGAAGCTAAAGACACTCCTGTCATTCCGCTGGCGCGGCTAACGCCCTCGCCTACGGCATCGGTTGTTTGCAGTGAAGAGGGGGTGAATCGGTGGACTGGTCACACCCCGTTCCTTCGCCATAGAAATTTACAGTCTCCAGAAAGCAGCCTCCGGCCCCGCCAATTGTTCCACACAACCGACCACACAGAGTCACTGCAGAATCACCCAAAGTGACACACACCAAAAGAGTGAAAACCGGTGAAAGTGATAATACATATATACGCCCCCCCGTAGCCTCGGCAGACCCCCCGTTAGTTTCTTTGCGCTACGCAACTACCTACTGGTAGGTAGGCTCCTTTCCGTGGGCGCGTGACTACGGAGAGTGAGACTCCGCGGGGGTGGTACCCAATGGTCACTTGCCTAACAGTCACAGACTTTTGATGTAGTGGTCGGCGGATACCAGGCGAACAGTCACCGTCTAATCCCCGAACAGTCGGCGTCTACTGGCGCGGCCTAACGGCCTTGCCCACCCGAACAGACAAAGACTGTCTAAGTAAGCAAGGTACGCCGCTACCTATGGCGGTGGGGTGGCCGTTGTCTGGTGCCTGGGTGGCGCGTTGGGGTCGTGGTGGTGTCTGGTGGTATGACTTGACGCGTGGCACGTATGTGTGTAATCTCCGTAGTGGTGCCAGGTGGTGCTATGTCGTGAAAGGGCAAAAAATATGGAACATGGATTAACGAATTATGAGCAGCGGGGGTATCTCACCTACATGCGGCCTAACTATTCATTCGCTACAGATATGGCGGGGT